CAGTCCTTTCTGTATATACTATACTATGCGTATAGGTGAGGTGATAACATGCCGAAAAAGGCATCTGGTCTGTGCGCGGTTTACGAAAAGACCGCGGATTACAAGCAGCTCCGCGAAGATCTGTTGGAAGATCTTCAAGCACGCGGGCTGGTGAGTCGGCCTTATGTGGATAAGGTCAACGAGTACATGAGCTTGTGGTGCCTAGAGAAAATGCTGGCCGAAGATATTGCGGAGCGCGGTGTGTATGTAGAGTACCAAAACGGCGCCAACCAGAAGGGAACCACAGACAACAAGAGCGTGGAGAAGATCGCCAGAATCTCTTCTCAGATGTTAAACATCTGGCGTGCCCTTGGGTTCCAGGATCAGGCGCTTAACGCAAAACCATCCGGTGGTGATGACGATGCCCTGTGAGATCCCTAAAGAGGTCCTTGGATATTTAGAGAGCGTGGAACAGGATATACCGCGGGCTTGCAGGGAACAACATGCGTTGGCGGCTTATGTTCGGCGCGTGTTTTCCCAAGAGGACATCCATGTGGATCTTGAGCAGCTTGGGCGTTACCTCGGGTTGGTAAAGTATTTCCCCTATGATCGGCTCTTCCCCTGGGAGGAATTCTTGCTTACGCTTTGGGATTGCACCTACAAAGCGGACGGGACGCCACGGTGGAAAACGGTTCTCTGCATGGTAGGCCGTGGTGCTGGGAAGGATGGATTCATTGCGTTCGATTCTGCGTGTTCCATCTCTCCGTACAATCCGGTCGCTCACTACAATGTTGACATCTGTGCCAACAATGAGGAACAGGCCGTCACGCCGGTCAAGGATCTGGCAGAGGTTTTGGAGACGCCGAAGTGGGAAAGCAAGCTGCGAAAGCACTACTACCATACCAAGGAACTGATCCAAGGTCGAAAGAACAAAGGGGTTATGAAGGGGCGGACCAATAATCCGAAAGGCCGGGACGGTATGCGCTCCGGTAAGGTAGTGTTCAATGAGGTCCACGCCTTCGAGAACTACGACAATATCAAGGTGTTTATCACCGGCCAAGGGAAGGTGGCCCAGCCGCGCGTCGGAATCTTCACCTCCAACGGGGAAGTTTCGGATGGACCGCTGGACGATTATCTGGCCAGAGGACGAAGGATCCTGTTTGAAGGAGAGGAGGACAACGGGTTTCTTCCCTTCATCTGCTGCCTGGAGTCTAAGGATCAGGTTCACGATCCAGAAAACTGGTTCATGGCAAATCCGTCGTTGTACTACATGCCGCACCTTCAACAAGAGATTGCGGACGAGTACCGGGATTGGAAAGACCACCCGGAACAGAACGGGGATTTCATTACCAAACGCATGGGAATCCGTGCCGGCTTCAAGGAGATCGCGGTGACCGATTATGAGAAGGTCAAGGCCACAAACCAAACGGTACCAGATCTTCAGGGATGGTCCTGCACCGTCGGGATAGACTATGCCGAGCTGTCCGACTGGGCGGCAGTGAATCTGCACTTTCGCAGGGGAGCGGAACGCTACGACATCAACCACGCCTGGATGTGCTTACAGTCCAGGATGCTGAGCCGAGTGAAGGCTCCGTGGAGGGAATGGGCAGAACGCGGGTTTGTTACGGTGGTAGACGATGTGTCCATTCATCCGGATTTGTTGGCCCAATATATCGCCAAGGCGGCGGAGAAGTACAACTTGAAAATGCTTGCTATGGACCACTACAGGTGGACGTTAGTTTCGGAGAGCCTGCGGAAGATCGGCTTTGACGCAGCGGACAAGACCCGGGTCAAGATGATTCGCCCGTCTGACATCATGCAGGTGGAACCGGTCATCCAAGAATGCTTTGACCGTGGCCTGTTCCACTGGGGGGATAATCCGTGCCTTCGGTGGGCGGTGAACAACACCAAACGGGTGGCAAGCAGCCGTAAGCTCGGCGTAGATACAGGAAATTTCATTTACGCCAAAATTGAAGCGAGAAGCCGAAAGACAGACCCATTTATGGCGTTAGTGGCCAGCATGGTTGTTGAGCCAGCTCTGGGGGACGGGATGCCGGTGGAAATGCCGCCTGTTGGAGCCATTCGATTGTGAGGTTTGCGTGTGCTGAAAGAATTCAATGGACAAACCTGGTTTTGCTGCCCTAGGTGCGGGAAAAAGATCCACCCGGTAACGCCGGGGGCCCGCGGGGTGTATGTCACTTGCAAGCAGAAACGAAAGGATGGGACCCGTTGCAATTGGAGCGGGGAAATCCGCTGGGAAAAATAAAATCAGTTTCCAAGTTCGAGAGCCATTGAGCCAACTGCCGAGAGATCGGTGGTTGGCTCTTTTCTTTTAAGTAAAACCGAAAGGAGGCGAACCGGTGGGAATCAATTTCTTTCGATGGCTTCGGGAGCGAAGCCAGTCTGACCCCGTTGAGGTAACCTGTCGCGAGCTGTTCGACGCTGCACAGGAGTACCAGGTGCGCGAGTTGTCCTTCTGGGTCTGCGTGAACATGGTTGCCAATGCGTTGGGGCGGTGCGAATTCCGCACCTTCCAAGCCAACGAAGAGGTAAAGGGGAGAGAGTACTACCTGTGGAACGTATCCCCGAACACGAACCAAAACTCCAGTGCGTTCCTGCACAAGTTGGTCGCCCGGTTGTACCAGAATAACGAGGCCCTGGTGGTAGACACGATGAAGCGAGGCGACCTTGATTCGCTTGTTGTGGCAGACACCTGGGAGCCGCCGACGCTTTGGCCCTCCCGGCAAAACGAGTATAGCGGCGTAACGGTAGATGAGTACCAATTCCAGTATCCGTTTTACGAAAACGGCGTCATTCACTTGAAGCTGAACCAAACAAACATGAAGCCGATCCTGGATGGACTGTACCAGTCCTATTGGAGAATGGTGTCCGCGGCGATGAAGGCGTATACCTGGGGGAACGGCCAGCACTGGAAGGTTCATGTGAACCAAATCGCTCAGGGCGACAAAGGGTGGGCGGAGAAGTTTCAGGAGATGATCGCCGCCCAGGTTAAGCCGTTTTTGGAAAGCGACGGAGCCATCCTGCCAGAGTTCGACGGATACACCTACGAGAACGTCAGCGGGGCTTATGGTGCCAGCAGGGACACAAGGGATATCAGAGCCATGATAGAGGACATCTTCGACTTTACCGCAAGGGGGTTCCTGATCCCGTCCGTGTTGGTCAACGGCTCTGTCGAGGGAACGGCGGATGCCAACACACGCTTCCTCACAAACTGCATCGACCCTCTCGCGGACCAACTCCAAGAGGAAATCAACCGGAAGCGGTACGGGTATGAAGGTTGGAGCCGCGGGAACTTCCTGCGGATTGATACCTCCAGCATCATTCACTTCGATATTTTCGCCAACGCGGCCAACGTGGAAAAGTTGGTTGGGTCCGGCGCATTCACCATCAATGACGTGCTGCGGGCGGCAAACCAGCCCCCGATTGTAGAGCCGTGGGGCAATGAGCACTTTATGACCCTGAACATCTCCACTATGGGACAAGCTACCCGAAACCTAAGCACGGGGAAGGAGTGATACAACGTGAGAAATTACTATGCAATCCAGCAAGCCGATAGAGCGGCGGATATCTACATTTTCGGCGACATCGTACCATTCGAGTTTTTTGATGGCGATGTATCCGCAAATGGGATCCGGAGCGAAATTGAATTGCTCGAGGTTGACGAAATCCGCGTTCACATCGACAGCTATGGCGGATCCGTATCGGAAGGCTGGGCTATTTACAACGCGCTCCGGCAACACCAGGCAAAGGTTGTGACATATGGGGACGGATTTGTTGCCAGCGCGGCCCTCTATCCGTTCCTGGCTGGCGATGAGAGGATTGCGTCCAACCTGTCCGCCTACTACCTCCACCAGGTGATGATGAGTGCCGAGGGCTACGCCAAAGACCTGCGTGCTGCGGCGGATGAGGCGGATTTCATGACCGACGTTGGAATCAATGCATTCGTCGAGCGGGCCGGTATGGATGCTGATACCGTTCGTCAACTGATGGAGGCGGAGACATGGTTGACGCCTGCACAGGCGCTGGAGTACGGCCTCGCCACGGCCATCACAGCGGATCCGTCGGCTCCTGTGGTCCAGACAGCCAAGCGAGGGATTATCCAGAGAGTGTTTTCTGAGGCGCCCAAGCAGGAGAAACCCAGAGAGGAGCCCCTGGAGGAACCCGTGGAAGAAACGCCCGTTCCTATCAACCCTATCATGAAACTTTTCGACAACAGAAAGGAGAACTGACCCGAATGAGAAATAATGACGCTCTGACCCGGGATGAGATCCGGGCCCAAATTCAGCAGGCCATCAAGGATGGCAACACTGATGCGTTCTCGGTCGCCTTTGACGAGATGATTCAGAACATCGGCGACGATGTGCAGCAGAGAGCCGCCGAGCAGGTGGAGGAGATGAAGCAGGGGATTGACACCTCTGTATTGACCGCCCGTGGCGTGCGCCAGCTCACCAGCAAGGAGAAGGTCTTCTATCAGAAACTCATCGGCGCCATGAAGGAAAAGGATCCCCGCCAGGCTCTGAACAACCTGGATGTGGTGATGCCTGAGACCGTCATTGACGCTGTGTTCGATGAGTTCCAGACTTCCCACCCTCTGCTGTCCCATATCCAGTTCACCAACACCCGGGGCGCTATCCGGATGATGATGAACACCAACGGCTACCAGGAAGCTGCCTGGGGCCAGCTGTGTGATGAGATCGTCCGGGAGCTGACCTCTGGTTTCAAGGAGGTTGACACCGGCCTGCTCAAGCTGTCCGCCTTTATGCCGGTCTGCAAGGCCATGCTGGATCTGGGTCCTGAATGGCTGGATAGCTTTGTGCGGCAGGTTTTGTACGAGGCATATGCCAACGGTCTGGAGGCCGGTATTGTGGCTGGCGACGGCAACGAGATGCCCATCGGCATGAATCGCCAGGTCGGCGACAACGTGACTGTGACCGGCGGCGTGTACCCTGTCAAGGCTCCTGTGGCTGTGTCTGACTTGTCTCCTGCTACTGTGGGTAATCTGCTCTCCCTGATGGCAGTAGATCCTAATGGCAAGGCCAGAAATGTGCGTGACGTGATCCTGGTGGTCAATCCTGTGGACTATTTCCAGAAGATCATGCCCGCCACCACTATGATGACCCCCAACGGTACTTACGCCAATGACGTGATGCCTTATCCCATGACTGTAATCCAGTCCCCCGCTGTGGAGCAGGGCCAGGCGATCATGGGTCTTGGGTACAAGTACTTTGCCGCTATCGGCTCCGCCCGAGACGGCCGGATTGAGTACTCCGACCACTACCGGTTCCTGGAGGATGAGCGTGTATACCTGATCAAGGGCTACGCAAACGGCTTCCCCATGGACAACAACGCTTTCTTCGTCCTGGATATTTCCGCCATTCAGCCCGCTGTGTGGAAGGTGCAGCAGGTAGACGCCCCTGATGCATCCGATGTTGCAACTCTGGCAGACCTCCGTATTGGCGGCCTGACCCTGTCTCCCGCCTTTGCGGCCGGTACTACTACCTATACCGCGTCTACCACCAACGCTACCAACACGGTCATGGCAATCCCGGCAGACGCAAATGCGACCATCGAAATCACGAACCAGGGGCCCAGCGACGATGCAGCCGCTCCCGTCGTGAATGGCCGAGCAGTTACCTGGAAGGAAGGCGCAAACACCCTGATCGTGAAGGTGACCGCAGCGAATGGTACCGCGAACAAATCTTACACTGTTACGGTGACCAAGTCGGGGGGTTAACACCCCCGGCTGATACCGGGCTCGTTGGCTCGGGGGAGATTGGAAGAGCACGGATTGGAACGACTTGAACCAGAGAGGATGATTTCAGATGGCATATACACCCACAACTTGGACCGATGGTGATCTTATCACCGCCGAGAAGATGAATAAGCTCGAACAGGGTGTTCAGAATGAGCAGGTCGGTCCACAGGGACCCGCCGGGACTGCTGGTGCAACTGGCCCTGCCGGTGCTTCCGCTGGATTTGGAACGCCTACCGCTACCGTAGACGCTAATACTGGCACTCCGTCTGTGACCGTGTCTGCATCCGGCCCTGACACTGCGAAGGTGTTCGCGTTCGCCTTCAAAAATTTGAAGGGTGCTAAGGGTGACAAGGGCGATACTGGGGCCCAGGGACCTGCCGGCCCCTCTTATACGCTTCCTGCCGCTACCACTAGCGCTTTTGGAGGCGTGAAGATGGCGGCTGCCGTTTCGGATGCTGCCGCGGCCCCCACTATGGAGGAATTTAACAGCCTGCTTGCTTCTCTTCGTGCAGCTGGGATCCTGGCAAGCTCTTAAGGGGTGATGGTATGCAACGGGAAAACATTCCTGAAACGTTGCTGGCCGATGTAAAGAACTACCTGAACATCACCTGGGACGATGAGGCAACGGACGCGAAAATGTCCGGCCTCATCGCCGCGGGGTCTGTGTACCTGGATCTGAAATATGGCGGGGAGGCAGACTACATGGAGGACGGGCTTCCGCGCACTCTCTTGATGGAATATGTGCGGTACGCAAGAGACGGAGCGCTCGATGTGTTTGAAAACAACTATCAGCCCCTTGTCATCGGGATGCAGAACCAAAAGGCGGTGAGCGAGTATGTCCCAGCCGTGGAAGGCACCGTATCGTCCCAGTAACCAGGTCACACAGAGTTACAACGACGGGGTTGTAACCATCTATTCTGTGGAGGATGCTGCGCGTCCTGGATATCAGCCAGAACCTAAGCTGACGAAAAAGGTTTCCCTTCGCTACGAAGAGCAGCGTTTGGGAATCCAACGCTACTATAGCGGCCGGCAAAACCAGGTGGACATTGAGCGGGTAATCAGGACGCAGCGCGTCGGAAATGTGAATAACCAAAATGTCGCGATCACAGAGGATGGACGTCAGTACCGCGTTGATCTAGTGCAGTCCGTGATGGATGTATGGCCGGAATCCGTTGACATCACCCTCGCCAAAATAGAACAAGAATTCGAGGTGCCATGATGAGGTGGTACGAAACAATCATTTCTGCCCACACGTCGGTTACGGATTCTGTCAGCCACAACGAAAAGCTGCACTCTGATCGGTATTTCGTTTGGGGTGAAACCGGATCCAACGATCTGGAAGCGGGTAACCTTCACGCGGAAAAGGCTGTTACCGGGTACACAGACCTGTATACCAAACAGGAGTTTGACCCGTGGAAGGAACAGATAGAGGAAGCGTTTGACGACGCCGGGATCGCCTGGGGCCTGAACTCCACGCAGTACGAAGAGGAAACGGGATTCACCCATTACGAATGGTATTGGGAGGTGACAGACGATGCCGAAGGCTAAGGTGACGACTAATGCAATCAATGAGTACCTCCAGATCATTCGATCTCTAGGCGAGAACGCAGATGACGTAGTTAAAAAGGCTGTGTATGAGGGGAGCGCCATTATTGCCAACCAGGTATCTGCGAACATCAGCGCCATCCCTATTGATGAAAGCTGGGGCACAGAAAGCCACCCCAAAAATGGAATTACGGCTGTGGAGAAAGCTGGGCTACAGGATTCGTTCGGTATTGCGGATATGCAGGATGATAACGGTTTCATCAACACCTTGATCGGCTTCCAGCAACCGGATTACAACGCAAACGGCAAGGCAAATATCATGATTGCGAGAGCCACGCAGTCTGGCACCTCGTTTTCGAGAAAAATTCCATTCTTTGCAAACGCGCTTCGAGCTACTAGAGGACAAGCCAGAGAACGGATGGTCCAGGTAGCGGAAGAAGAACTCAAAAAACTTTCGAAAGGATGATCGCATATGGCAACCATCGGTTTATCCAAACCCTATTACGCCATCTACAGCAACGATGGCAACACCGTTACCTACTCCAACGGCGGCCTGATCGGCAAGGCAACCGAGTTGACCCTCGAACTGGAAGAGGGCGATAGCAATAACTTCTACGCCGACAACGCCGTGGCAGAAACGGACAACCAGTTTTCCGGCGGCACTATCACCCTGTCTACGGATGATCTTCTTCCCACTCCCATGCTGGCCATTCTTGGCCTCAAGCAGCAGGCCATGGACGTGGATGGCGTGACTACCGACAGCCCCCAGTGGATTGTCTACGACGATGATCAGGCAATCCCTTATGTTGGGTTCGGCGGCATCATCAAGGCCAAACAGAGCGGCCAGACCAAGTGGATTGCGGTGGTGTTCAACAAGATCCAGTTCGCCAATCCCGGCATCTCTGCCGTCACTCAGGGCGAGACCATCGAATGGCAGGCCAAGGAGTTGACTGCAACCGTTATGCGCGACGACAGCGTCAAACACGGCTGGCAGATGCAGTCCACCCCCATGGACACCGAGGCCGACGCGGAGGCAGCCATTAAGGATGCGCTGAACATCACAAACCCTAATCCGACCCTGGGCACACTGACGGTTTCCAGCGCCGCAGGGTCTGAGACAGGGGAAACCGAAATTACCGTGACACCTCCCATTACATACGGGAACCACTATGTGTACCAGGTGAACACGGACGTTACCCTTCCGGCAGAATACGGCGAGGACGTGTCTAGCTGGACGCCCTGGAACGGGATGTCCGCTATCCAGGCAACCACTGGCCAGGAGATCGGCGTGGTGGAGGCAGATGCCTCCAACAAGGCGGTTAAGGCTGGTAAGGCGACGGTGACGGCGAAGGAGGGTGCGTGATGCGCACAATTAACGTGAATTTTAGAGGGAACACGCATCTTGCTTGCTTTTCCTCCGGGGTCGTTGTGGCCCTGGAGGAGAAGTATGGCGATGCAGACAAGGGGCTCCAGCAGGTATTAAGCGGAAAGACCGCGGATGCTATGTGGTTCTTAACTCAGGTTATGAACGCTGGTAGCGACTACGCTGAATATAACGGCATGGAGGTTCCTCCCCGAGTTACTGAAAAGGAAGTGCTTTCCTGCATCGGGATTGATGACTTCAAGCAAATTTTTGCTGACCTTTCCTCTGTTGTTGCAGAGGGGAGCAAGACCACTGTGGAGGTCGAGCCCGAAAAAAACGTAGAGGCCAGGCAGGAGGAAAGCTGACCTCTGCCTGGCTTTTGTGGTATGGGATGAAAATCGGTCTTTCTCGGCATGAGACGCTTGTCCTTCCTTTTGGGGAACTACTTGATTTCATCGCGATCCAGCAGATAAAAAGCGAGGGCGCAAAACGCAAGCCGACGATTGATGACAACGAAAGCGAATTCATGCGCTTGTTGAGTTTTAAGTAGGAGGTGACTGCATGACAACGGATGTATCTATTCGAGTAGGCGTTGATGGCGAAAAAGAATTTTCGTCTGCACTCAAAGCGATAAATTCTCAGATCAAGAATCTGAGAAGCGAAATGAAGTCCACCGTCACCTCTATGTCTGGGCTGGACAGCGCTGAAAACCGGGCGGCAAAGCAGTCTGATATTTTGGGCCGGTCCCTGGAGGCACAGAAACAAAAGCTATCTGTATTGAATGGCCAGTATGACCGGCAGTCCGCAAAATTAAAAGAGCTGGCCCAGGCGGCGGAAGATGCTGCAAACGCGCAGTATTCCAGCCAGGGCGAAATGATGATGGCGGTGACAAAGGCAAACAATGCCTATAACCGTCAAAATAAGGTTGTCAATGATTTGGGTACCCAGATCAACAATACAACCGCAGAAATCAACCGGCTCCAGGCCGAAATGGGTGGCATTTCCACGGAGACCACCCAGGCTGTAAGTGCTTTTGACCGGCTGAGTCAAAAGATCTCTCAGCAGGAGAGCGACCTCAAGGGGTTAAAACAGGCATATAGCAATGCCGTATTAGAGTTTGGCGACGGATCGTCCGAGGCAAAACAATTTGCTTCGCAGATCGAAAGGCTGTCCACGGAACTGAAACAGAGTCGGAGCGCCATGCAGGACGCCGCTGACGCGGCGGACAAGTTGGACCGGTCTCTGGATGATGCTGGAAACGAAGCAAAAGAGGCCAGCAGCGCTTTTGGGGATGTATTCTCCGCGGATATGCTCTCCGACGGGATTCAGTCTGTCGTTAGCGGCATTGCAGACCTTGTAGAGTCTACCTCTGAGTACCGTCGTATTATGGCATCTCTGGAAGTGTCCAGTCAGAAAGCGGGGTACACTGCCGAACAGACAGCGCAGAGTTACCAGCAATTTTACTCTGTTCTTGGGGATGAGCAGTCCAGCGCAACGGCTCTGTCCAACCTACAGGCGTTAGGTCTTTCGCAAGAGGACCTAAGCAAGATGATCGACGGAACCATTGGCGCTTGGGCGACCTATGGAGACTCTATTCCAATAGACTCCTTGGCCGAGGCCGTAAATGAGACAATTAGGACGTCCAAGGTAACTGGGACATTTGCTGATGTGCTCAATTGGGCGGGCACCAGTGAGGATGAGTTTAACAAATCCTTGGAAAGCGCAAACAGCGAAACAGAACGGGCCAACCTGGTTCTGAAAGAGTTGTCCAGACAGGGCCTTGTTTCCGCGGCAGAAGAATGGAGAAATACCAACTCTGCAATCGTAGAGACCAACAAAGCGTCTAGCGATCTAAACGACGCCTTGGCGCGAGCGGGAGACGCCCTGTCGCCTATGGTGGCAAAGGTGAAAGAATTTGCAGCTAACTTGGTAAACGGCTTCCTGGACATTGCAGAGAGCAGCGATATCGCTATCCCTGCCATTACGGGTGTTGCTACCGCAATCGGCGTTCTTGCTGCTGCCTCGGTTGTGTCCAAAATTGGACAACTGGTTTCCAGTCTGGGCCTTCTCGCGACGCTTGCAAATCCGTTTGTTCTGCTTGGCGCGGCGGCAGCCGGTGTTGCGGCGGCGATTGTGACGCTCAGTCAGAGCGAAGGGGAATACATCAGTTATTCGGAGCAGTTTGCAAATCGCATCCAGGAAACCACTGACCAGATCAACGAACACGCGGACTCCTTCAACAGCTTGCAAGAATCTGTCGGGGAGTCGATGGCATCCATCCAAAGCGAAATGGGCATTGTGGAGCAGTATGTCGGAGAGCTCCAGAGCATCACGGATGCTAATGGGCGTGTTATCGAGGGATATGAAGAACGAGCCGCTTACCTTGCAGATTACATAAACAATAAGGTGCCCGGCGCGGTGTCTGCCTCTGAAAGTGAGGCCGGAGCGGTATACAAAGTGTCCGACGCTATCGATGATCTGATTTTTGCGCGGAAGCAGGAAGCCGCTTTAAATGCTATCCAACCGGCATACGAAGAAGCGCTTACTAAGCAGTTGCAAGCATATCAAGATCTGACTCAGGCTACCAGGGATTACAATGCGGCGCAGGAGCAAGTAAATACTTTACAGGGTATGCTTGCGGATACCGGGGGTTTAACCGCTAAACAATATTCTGATTTGCGAAGCCAGCTAGATGCAGCAAACGAAGCCCTTGCCCAAAGTGAGCAGAATTTGACCACAGCCCAGGGGACATGGGACAGCTACAATCAGACCTTGGAAACCTATAACCAGATCGCCAATGCGACCACGGGTGACATGGCTGCATTGGACCAGGCCATCGCACAGTCCTCTGCAAACATTGTCAAGGCGTCCGGAGATAACCAGGCAGCCTTAGAGGAAAATGTGGCGAAGATGCAGGCTGACTACCAAAACATGGTGGTCTATATTGCGGAACACTGGAACCAGATGTCTGAAACCGAACGGAATGGTTGGGCAAGTCTGTTAGAGCAACAGCGATCTGCATTGGAGACTCAGGTCAATGAAGCGAGAGAGGGCGGCGTTCAGATTCCGACAGCGATCGGAACCGGAATGAATGAGGGCGCTTGCCAGCTTACCGGTTCCGCCCAGCAAATCTACATGCAGTTGATGCAGGAACTTATGCCTGGGGTGGACGCCGCGCAGATTGGCGCCGCATGGGATTTCTTGGTTTCTAACGGGATTATCACCAATGCGGGTACGGTTAACATGGCGGCCGCCTCTGTGGCGGACGGAGCGCAGACAACCCTTGACACGACGATGAACGACGGACAGCCGCAACAGACCGGTGCAACAGCTGCGCAAGGCGTTGCCGAGGGGATTACCAGTCAGTCCGGAACGGTAAATAATGCCGCCGCTAACGTAGTGACAGGAGCAAAAACGACAGCGGACGCAACCGTGCAATCGTCTAACTTCCCGGCAACGGGGACGACGATAGGACAAAACACTGCGTCCGGAATCGACAGTAGTGCACCAACGGTTTACTCCTCTATGAGTGAGCTGATCGCTGGAACGAAATCCACTGGCGATTCTGCTGTTGCCGGAGGGAATTTCCCGGCAATTGGTACAGATGCGGACGGAGAAGTAGCGAGCGGCATTAGCTCTGCCGTAGGAACCGTTACTGACCAAATGGTTTCCATGATAAACACCGCCAGAAGCGTCGGATATCAAATGGTTCGAGATTTCACTGTTATAGGTTACGCCATTAACGACGCAATCGCTGGAGCAATCAATGTGAATGCGTTGAACTCAAAACTTCGCCAAATGGCACGCAACGCGCTTTCGGCAGCAAGAAGCGAGCTTAGGATAAACTCTCCGTCTAAGGTGTCTCGCGATAAGGTGTCTCGCGATAAGGTGTCTCGCGATAAGGTGTCTCGCGATAAGGTGTCTCGCGATAAGGTGTCTCGCGATAAGGTCGGCAAACCCATCACAGAAGGCATTGTGGCGGGCGTTGATTCCACGGCGGAGGACGCCGTGAAGTCAGCCAGAGGTATGGCCAATTCTGTCGCAGACGCCGCCACCATTCGGAACATTCAATCTAAGTTTGAGTACGGTGCATCCCTCGTCACTCGCCCCTCCCCCAACACCCCATCCGCCCTGCTTCAAGCAGCGACAGCGGCGGTGCCAAGAGGGGCCACAGCCCGCGAGGTTTACCAAGTGGAGATCCCGCTGGTCATCAACGGCAAGGAACTCTACCGAGCAACATTCAACGACCTTCGAGCGGCACTGAACGGAAACGCCCGTCGGACCGCGAAATCGTCCCTGATCTAAGGGGGTGCGTGCATGAAAGCAAAACTTGTGCTTAACGGCACCGACATCTCCGGCTATCTAGCGGAGAGCGGAATCGCGCAATCTCCCATCTACCGGCAGGAGAGCAGCGTGGTCACCATGGACGGCATCGAGCACCGGAGCAATATTCGCAAGGTGCAGCTCGACGTGGAGTTTGCTCGGATGCGAGCGGAAAACGCTTATGCTATCGCCGACCTCATCACCCAGCCATCCACGGTGACCTACCTGGACCTGGACGGCACAGAAAAAACCAAAGTGTTCTGGGTAGAGGGCCCGGAGATGACCCAGGAGAAGGTAGAATCCGGGATCACCTGGGTGGAGGGCGGCTCCATGACCCTTGTAGAGAGGTGATACCATGCACACGACCAGCGACCTCTACAACCAGATTTTCTCCGATCCGGGCCACTGGACAGAGCTGAAATTGGACATTGCGGGGCAGGAGTATACCCAGGGGAATATTGTTTCCCTGTCCATCTCTGGCGGGCTGTTCGATACCCCGGGGATCGGGAACGTAAATGCCAGGCAGATCGACATGGAGATCATTCCAATCGGGACCATCCCAAGGCAAGCGCAAATTCAGGTGTTCGTCCGGGTGTGCTTGGGCGAGCAGGCCAGCGAATGGATCCAAAAGGGCGTGTTCTTTTTTTCCACGCGGGAACTGGATAAGGTATCCGGCATCCTCACGGTAACTGGCTACGACGCTATGCTCAAGGCGGAAAATGTCTGGCTCAACGAGGATTATGTGTATGATAACTGGCCCATGCCCCAGGAAACTGCTGTGGCGGACATTGCCCAACGCATGGGCGTTTCGGTGGATCCCCGCACGGTTCTCTCCGATGATTTCCCCGTTGAGTATCCTGTGGACGAAGAAGGGGACCTCACCATGCGGGAGGCGCTGTCCTTCATCGCCGTTTCCGACGCGGGCAACTGGATCATCACCGACGAAGGAAAGCTGCGATTGATCCGGTTTGGAGATATCCCGGAACAAGCGGGGTACCTGGTGACGGAGTATGGCCAGCCCATCCAGTTTGCGGGGGAGGTGTTGATCCTTGTCTGATTCTATTTTTCTGGGGTCACGAGCGGGAAGCCTGGATATCGGGGACATCCCGTCCAACATCTCTCGCGTGAATCTCAGTGTAGACAGCGAAACCTATTACACCGCAGGGAATGACACGGGGAGAACGCTGGAGGTCACCTGCGCCTGGGCGTCCCAGGCTATGGCAAACTCCATTCTCGCCGCTGTGCAGAATGTGGAGTACCAGCCATACACCGCAGGGGAGGCCCTGATAGACCCGGCCGCAGAAATCGGAGACGGCGTTGTTGTTGGCGGGATCTATTCCGTTATCGCCAATGACAACATGTCGTTTTCCCGCCTATATAATTCCGAGATATCTGCGCCTGACCTGGACGAGGTGGATGACGAATATCCCTATGAATCGCTGGAGCGCCGGCAGTACGACCGGGAGCTAGCCAGAACGCGGTCCATGATATCCAAGTCCGCCAGCGAAATCCTCCTACAAGTAGAGGGTATCGCAGAGGATTTGGAGGGACGGATATCCAGCATTTCCGTGAAATTGGATTCCATCACACTTTCGGTGTCCAACGGGTCAACATCGTCCACCATTGAGTTGAAAGCCGGCGAGACCACGATTTCCAGCGAAACCATTCAAATGGATGGCCTCGTTACGTTTACCGGCCTGTCCTCCGGTACAACTACCATCAATGGTGCCTGTATCAAAACCGGACAGATTGACGCGGACCGCCTGAATCTCACGGGGGCTATTACGTTTTCCGACTTGTCCAGCTCCGTCCAGGGGGATATCAACGACGCGCAGAGCACGGCAAACAGCGCGTACAGCTTGGCCAACACGGCCAACAACACCGCAAATAACGCCGAGGATAAAGTAGAGGCGTGGAGCTACCGGGGCACCACATACATTGACGGCTCAAAAATCCAAACCGGCACCGTGGAGGCATCCATACTGCGCGGTGGGACGGTGGAACTGTTGGCGTCGGGAGGGAGCACGGTCGGCTCCATCGAAATCACATCCACGACCACCGGCGTCGGCCTGGAATTCGTCACAAACCGTGGCGGTATGCGCATGACATCTGCCGGTAACTGGTGGGTGGATACCACAAACTGTTCGTTTGGCACAACGTCCACTGGCCGTTTTTCGTTCAGTAACTCCCCGACGCCCAGTTCCGATGGGTCTGTAACCCTCGGTCGCAGCACAATCCGGTGGGGGGATGTGTACTCCCAAAACGCCACCATAAACACATCTGACGCCAATTTCAAAAAGGATGTGGAATACGGGCTGGATCGGTTCCTGCCTGTGTTCGACGCGCTGCGTCCGGTGTCGTTCAAATTCATCGACGGGCAAAGCGACCGTACCCACATGGGGATTATCGCGCAGGACCTCGAGGAAACTCTGTCGGAGCTGAATATCCCAACGAAGGACTTCGCGGCGTTCATAAAATCCTGGGGAATTGATGAAGAAACCAAAGAGGGTAGCTATCGCTACGCGATCCGCTACGGGGAATTCATCCCTTTGCTGATCTACCAGGTACAAAAAATAAAGGAAGCCCTAAAGGACAAAGGAGTGATTTCATGACGAAGGTGCAGGAATATTTAGACCAAGCGTTTAAATACATCTCCGCCATCCCCGTATCTGGGGAACAGGTGGAGATCATGGCGCGGGCCAAGGAATTGCTCCGGATGGCCTATGCTGAGGCCGGGAAGGATGCAGCGGAGGTGAAGAAGGATGGCTAATGTACCAAAGGCGATTACCGACTTGCCGGTAGCCTCTGCTATGGGGGACGATGATCTGCTCGTTGTCTCCCAAAATGCAACCACATCCAGTATCAAAGGGGAGCTTATCAAGGGGTACGCCCAAAATGCAGTTGCGTCTCAGGTAACAGCAGCCCAGACCGCAGCAACCCAGGCGAGCCAATCCGCCACCCAGGCGGAGGCAGCCAGACAGGGCGCAGCGGCGGCACAAACCGCGGCGGAAAATGCACAGGACGCAGCGGAAACGGCGAGGGACCAATCCGTTGCCGCTGCCGGAACCATCGGGGATTCCGTGGAGCAGGCGCAGGATGCAGCTAGTCAGGCATCTAGTGCTAAAGATGCCGCTGTTGCTGCCCAGACAGCCGCAGAGACCGCGAAAACGGCAGCCGAAACGGCCAGCGGACAGGCTCAAACGGCGGCCACCCAGGCCGCTGGGAGTGCTACTGCTGCACAAACAGCTGCGACCCAGGCAGGCGACGCAAAGACAGATGCCGAGACCGCCCGCAATGAGGCGGAGACATCCGCGTCCTCCGCTGCGAATTCCGCCTCAGATGCCGAGAGCGCGGCCGCAGAGGCAGAGCAGGCGAAGACCTACATCGAAAATATGGACATGGACGGGGAGACGCTCCCGGCGGGATCCTCCGTTACCGTGACCAAAACAACCTCTCCCGAGGGGGACCTGCTGTTTTTGATCGGGGTTCCCCAGGGGATCCAAGGCGACAAAGGCGAAACCGGCGAAACAGGTGCAACCGGACCCCAGGGCGTGAGCGTTACCAACGCAACCGTCAACGAGGACGGCGACCTGGTGATTACCCTGTCCTCCGGCAGTCCCATCAACGCTGGGTCTGTCATCGGCCCCCAAGGTGCCCAGGGCGAGGTCGGCCCCACCGGCGCGAGCGTAGACCGTATCGAGCGCACGTCTGGCACCGGCGCGCCTGGAACCACGGATACCTATACTGTATACCTCACCGATGGGAAGACCGGCGGTACATTCCAGGTATACAATGGGTCTAACGGTGCTGGGGCTGGCGATTTCATGGCGGATGGGTCGGTACCGATGACTGGTGACCTCCAGATGGGCGGACACAAGATAACCGACCTTGCAGAGCCCACCGACAACACAGACGCGGCGTCCAAAGAGTATGTGGACGATACCATAACCGTCTCTCTGGTCGGCAACTATATCCCGATGGGGCAAAAAGGACAGGCGAATGGCGTTGCGTCCCTGGATAACTCCGGAAAGGTCCCGAATGAGCAGTTACCCCCGATGGACTATGTTCCTACCAGCAGAACTGTTAACGGACACGCGCTCAGTGCCGATGTTACACTGGATGCGGATGATGTCGGAGCCATCCCTAACCCCACTGGCGGCACGGCGGGGCAGGTACTGACCAAGACAGCGGATGGAAGCGCGTGGGAAAACGCGCCCAGCGGGCTTCCCGAAGGCGGTACCGAAGGTCAGATGCTCTATAAGAGTGCTGATGGGGCTGAGTGGGGAGATAAGCCTAATATCTATGTGAATATCAAATATTCTGACGGTTCATACTCAGCGGATAAAACGTACGAAGAGATAAGACAACTTCTCTTAGATGGATTCCATGTATTTGCTCTGTACGGTGGCTTGATATTTGTGTTATCTAGCTGCCTATTAGATAGTACGATTAGTTCAATTAAATTTTTTAATGCTAAATATGAATCGTATAGGGCTTTAAGCGGCAGTTTTTTTGAAATCGAGCCTGATTCCTCCGTATCAAATAATTCGTTCGATCTCGATTTCAGCGATTATGTCCCGGTAACGAGATCAATCAATGGGAACAGGTTATCCCAGGACGTTCATTTAAGCGCAGAAGATGTTAACGCAATTGAAAATCCTGCGAACGGAACTGAGGGACAGATCCTGGCGAAGACATCATCTGGAGTTGCGTGGGTGGATGCACCTGAAAGCGGTCTCACTCAGGAGCAAGCGGATGAAAGGTATTTGCAGTTGAATAGCGATGCAATGATAACAGGAGACGTCACATTCAAATATGGCGCTGATTTTGATGGAAGCAAAATTACAAGCGTTGGAACGCCAGTTAATGGCAGTGATGGAGCCAACAAAGCCTACGTCGATTCCAAATCCCCCACCTCCGTCACCGTCATCCTTACTGTGGATGGGTGGACAAACACGACGGCACTATCTGAGCCTGTCGGGGGAACAGTAGGACATCAGCAGACTGTCACCGTCCCCGGTGTTGTTGCATCTGAGATTGCACAACTCATCACCCCAACCCCCGCTATTCTTTCCCAGTCCGCATACTATGAGGCCGGGATTATGTGTACGAATCAAGGGACAAATAGCCTTACATTCACATGCCAGACCGTCCCCACAAGCATTCTGACCGTGTATGTGGTCATTCAGCCGTTAGGATAAGGAGGGATGCAGGATGATTCAGAATCCTAGTGTTGCGGGGAGTGGGGGAAACGCGGAGAATGTCTCAGTTGCCTTTAAGTATGGTCCGGCAGTGGTTTATTGCTATTATTCGACAATAGAAAACGGCTCTATCATCGAAAAACATTTGGATGTTTCTGGTCAAACCATCTCAGCCGCTAAAGGCAGCATTATTATTGCGTTTACAGATCCTACTTACAATGTATTGCTGAACGCAAGTGGGGTCAGAACGATTGCAACGTTTTATAATGTCCCAGGAGAGGACATGGATATAAGCGAATTTCCGGTTGTATCAGCGCAGACAGTTACCGTAAGGGTTTACGAGGCAACCGGATGATGGAAATGTTGATTACGTTGATATCCGTCGCCCTCGGATCCTCCGGCCTATCCGCCATCATCGTAGCAATCCTCAACCACAGATGGGCCGTGAAGAAGGGGGCAAGCACAAAACTGGACGCGCTGCTGGAGGCGCAAAAGGTCCTCATGATTGACAGGGTCCGGTATCTCGGCGAGTGCTACATCATCCGAGGGCACATCACTCTGGACGAAAAAGAGAACCTGGTCGAGATGTATCGGGCATATAAAAATTTGGGAGGGAACGGGCATCTCAAAACCGTTATGGAGGAGATAGACCGGCTCCCAATGCACGGAGAGGAAGTGAAGAAATGAGTGAGAAATGGAAAACCTGGTGGCGCGCTGCTGGCGTCCGAGCCATCAAAACCTGCGCACAGGCTGCGGTGGCGGCAATCGGGGCATCTGCTGTACTGTCGGATGTCAACTGGATTACCGTGGTTTCTACCGCGGTGCTGGCCGGCGTGCTGTCGCTGTTAACATCCGTGGCAGGGCTGCCGGAAGTGAAACAGGAGGTGAGTACTGGTGAGTAATAGTAAGCTAGTTGTATACACGAAATTGTCCCCTCACTGCACGAAGCCCAGACAGGGTAAGATCAAGGGCATCTCCATCCATACGATGGCTGGCCCTGGCAGTGTAGAGGGCTGCGGTCAAGTGTTCCAGACCTCAGAGGCATCCTCTCACTACGGCATCGGGCTGGATGGCCGCATTGGCCAGTACGTACTCGAGGAAAACCGGGCCTGGTGCTGTTCCCACAAGGTGGACCATGAGGTGGTGACCATCGAGGTGTCCAGTATCCAGAGCTACCAGGAGCCTTATGAATGTACGGAAGCCGCCTTTGAGAGCCTGATCGACCTTTGCGTGGACATCTGCCAGCGAAACGGCATCAAGAAATTGGTCTGGAAGGAAGGCAAGCAGTATTGCCCGGCCTTTACCGGAAACTGGGCTGTGTGCAACATGGTGCCCCACCGGTACACCACGGACAAGGGCAAAAGTTGTCCGGGGAACTACTTATTCGGGAAATACGGTGAAATTGCAGAGCGTGTGAACGCTCGACTGAAAGGAGAAGATGAGGATATGGATATCAACAAGCTGCTGTCCGAGATGACCAACGAACAGGCGTACGAACTGGTAAAGAAGGCCGAGATCCATGCGGCAACCCTGCCGGATGATGAATGGTCCCGGCAGGAGGGGTGGTGGGAGAAGGCCCAAGAGGCCGGCGTCTCCGATGGCTCCTCCCCCGTTCGCCACATGAAGCGAAACGAGGTTGTGGCCATCCTCGGCAGACTGGGGTTGCTCAAATGACCATCCGCAACCCAGACAACATTCCCGAGGAAATTGTGCGGGCGGCCATCGCCATGATGGAGCAGGAGGAAGGACGCCGTGTGGTCGAGATTTCCATCCGCCGCACCGGCAACCCCGACGAATACGGAATCACTCCGGCGTTTGAGCGGGTGCCGTTCCAACGTATCCGCCGGATCACCGGCTACCTGGTGGGAGACCTGGGTCGGTTCAACGACGCCAAGCGGGCAGAGGTCATGGACCGGGTGAAGCACGGGATGTAAAAAAAGAGGCCCTCCGCGGGCCTCTTTTCCGTGTATGCAATAGGTATGCAATAGCCAAATTTTTCGAAAATCAATTTAAGAAAGAGAGCAACAAAAAAGTTCCGAAAACCACCTGTTTAGGTTAGTTTTCGGAACTTTTGGTCCGAGTGTTGAGATTCGAACTCAAGGCCTCTTGAACCCCATACATGCCAAACCCTTTGAGCCTCAACGGTTTGCTGCTCTATTGTGTGCAATTTGTATGCAGTAGGCCAAATTCAAAGCGCGTCGGTTATTTTGCGGAGATCCTCCAAATCAACGTCTTGGTAGTGCCGCAGCATCCCCTCTGACGTGTGCCCTATCAATTCCAGTTTGTCCTTATCTGCGCCCTTCACCCGTTTCAGCAGGGTAGCAAACGTATGGCGGCAAGAGTGCGGGGTGTAGCGGTGGTACCCAAATTCGTTCACAGGATTTTCCACTCCGATTGCATCGAGGACGGAGTAGAACAACTCGCGATATTCTGCGATCGGCATCTCGCCTCCATCCTGGCGGCAGAAAATCGGCCCTCCAATTTTGTTGGCGGTAAGCCTGTCGATAATAGGTTGTATTTTTGGTGAGATGGTCACAACCCTGTTTTTCCCGGCGGTTGTCTTTATCCCCGCCCGGAACACCTTTTCCTTGCGGTCATACTGAGAGGCGTCCAGGGTGAGCAGTTCGGAGGGGCGGTACCCCAAGTAGCATTGGCACAACACATAGTCCGCCCCCGGCACGGTATCCTTCGCCTTCTCTAAGGCCTCTACAGCGCCTTCTGGAAGGCCTTCCCTTGGCCCAGTATCCGTACCCCCTACACGCAAGTACTCGCCCAGGTTGAGCCGTGCAAGGCCCCGTGGGATGGCATATTTGTAGATCAGCCCGCAGACGGCTTTCATGTTTTGCTGGGTGCGCTTTCCTTTGGTGCAATCGTCCATGCAATCCTGCAAATCCTCTATGGTGATGTAATCCAGTTTATACCCCCATACCGGCTTAAACCATTTCATTGCCGCCTGGTAGCAGCCCATCGTGGACGCTCCTGCCTGATGGGTCGGAAACCACAGATCGTACACCTGGCGGAATGTGCGGGTTTTTGTTTCCGGCTCCCGGCCCAGGATGGCAAGATACTCCAACGCCTCCCGCTTGGTTTTAAAACCGCCTTTTGTGCGTACCTCTCGATGCAGCTTGTCCTCTGAGACGTAGTATCCCAGCGTCTTGGCGGCTGTCCACGTTTTTCCTCGGCGGTAGACTGTGCCGGTGCCGTTTCCGCGGGATTTTGTGGCCTGGCCGGAGGTGATCTTTGCTCCGCACTGAGGGCAGTATTTCGCCTTTTCCGGCAATCCAGTATGGCATTTTTTGCATTTCACTTGCAATTCCTCCTATCTTTGGTTAAAATAAGAGGGCAGTACCCTGTCCAAAGTTTACTGCCCCTATAGCCGTCCTCGGTGTTGGTAGCACCGGGGGCGGTTGTTTTATGCGCTTTTATGCGAGAGTGGCCGGGTCAAAGGTCTTTTCCGCGAGTGTTCCACCGTCAAGAGCAAACAACTCGCTCACAGAGACATCAATTGAGGACGTCTCGTTTGTCAGTACAAATGCTTTCTGGAATTCGTAGGTATTACCCGGCTGCACCTCCCTTGATGCGGACATTGAATCATAGGACGAAGAATCAAAGAAATCTGGATCCAATTCAATCCCGTCTTGGAATGCCTGGATATGAAGGGCAACATCTGGCGCCGCATTTTCCTCACTGTTGTTCGTGAATGTGCAGTTTACGATAAGGGCCCGGTCTCCCGTATAGGGATTAGCCTCGATAGATGCACTGTCAATTGTCACTTCATAATTTGACTCAGGTTCCTCGATCACAGCCGGGGCATCCCCGGTCTTCTCCAGGGACACAGTAGTTGTGCTCCCGAGCGCAGAAACTTCGTAGGTGATCTTCCCGTCCTCATAAGTGAAATCTTTCGTTTCGCTCGTTGCTGCCAGAAGGGCCATGCCGGTTTTTGACGTATCATTCTCAGAGGTCCAGGTGTATGGCTCGTCGGTTGTGGTCGGTGCGGCAAAGGTGCCAGCCCAGTAAAGAGCCGTGCTTTCCGGATCGACCCAGTTGATGGTGATGGTGTTTCCTGAGATGATTGCCTGTTGGTAGCTGTCGCCTTCACTTGCTCCCACCTGCGTCCATACTCCGGTGAGGTCAGGAGGGGAAGAGGGTTCTTGGCTTGTGGTATCGCTTTCTCCACAAGCACACAAGGACAGAGCAAGCGCTCCTCCTAGCAACATGGTCAACGCTCTCTTTTTCATTTTGTTTTCCTCCGTTTTTTATTTTTGGCCGCCCTCGGCGGCGGGGGAATGAAGTTAGTACCCGACGGAAGACACGCCGTATTCTGCCTGTTCCTGCGTGAATCCCTCAAACACAAGTTGGTCAATTAGCCCCTGTCTGGAGAAGGACGAATAATCAAGGTAACTTTGCGCTTTCTTGGCAGCTTGCTCGTTCCAGTCTGCGCCGCAGTTATCTACGCCGTAAGTAGCTTCTTCGGTAGAAAACCCTTCGTATTCGAGTTGGTCAATCAGACCGGAACGGGAGAAAGATGTGTAATTGAGATAGCTTAACGCTTTCTCTAAGGCGTTGAGTTCTCCAATTGTGGCGGTTGGCGCCTCACCTTCCGATTCCGATTCTGTTTGTTCCGGAGCAGACGATATTGCGACAGAATCAACTATATTTTTGAAATCTGAAGAATAATCATGGGAAGAATTAGATAATTCACCGAGCAAGAAATATACAAATCCTCCATCACAGTCAAAGCATACCATTGAGAAGTTATAGTCATTTCCTTTTACAGTGGAAGAATATTTTATTATCGCATAGTTTTCGCCAATCAGATTTTTATCAAATGCACTTGAAGTGTATTTATAGTTTTCGTATCCTTCTTCCAAACCGGAAATAAGTCCATCCACACTTTCTTGTTTCAATATAGATTCTTTTGACTCTGAAAACACCACCATAAGAAGCTCCAGTCCATTCCCAGACGGTGGGTAGAAGTATGTTGTCCCAGGGTTCTTCTCGTTGTCCATTCTCCAGGATGAGGGGACAGAAAACCACAAATCTTTTATATAGTATTCTGACGCACCATTATTAAAGTCATTTGTTTTTATTCGTTCAGATTCTGCGTTGGACTGCTGTGTGGCTTCCGGCTCTGCTTCTTCTTCCGGCGGCGCGTCATTGCCACACCCGACCAAACACAACGCAAGTGCAACACTAAGGATCATGGGAATCGCTCTCTCTTTCTTCATTGTTGTTCCTCCAATCAATCTAGTACATGTGTATACGCTACGGCCAGTCCAATGATATGAATTTGTTCAGCCTCTTTGCCTATAAAAACCGCTGGGGCTATATTTGGATTTTCCGCCACCAGCTGGACAACCCCTGGTTTGGTATAGACTCGTTTTAGTGTTGCCTCGTCACCTCCTACCATGACGGCGGCGATTTGGCCATTTTCTACTTCTTCCTGCTTTCGGATATATACGATGTCTCCGGTCCTAATCCCGGCTCCGATCATGCTTTCCCCTTTGCAGGTCAGGGCGAAGTCCGCCCGAATGTGTCCGGGCAGGTCAACGTAATCCTCTATATTTTGCTCCGCCAGGATGGGGGTCCCGCAGGCAATCTGACCAACAAGGGGGATTTTTTGCATGGGTTCTATCCGAGAGATATTAGACGGGAGATCGTCGTCACTACTCCAACCCATGAGATCAGCCGGAGACACACCAAGAAGACTCGACAACGGGGCCAACTTTTCGTATCTAACTGTTTTAATGTTTCCGCTTTCCCATCTCTGCACTGTAGCTTCAGTAACGCCTACTGCGTCTGCAACTTGTGCCAATGTTAAGCCGAGTTCTTTCCTTCGCTTCTTAAGTATCTTTGACAGAGCACTCATCTTTGCACCTCCATCGCTGTGTACCTATAATACCATACCGAACAGAAATACGCAAGAAAAATCTTTCGTTTCGCGAAAAAACTTTCGCCAAACGTATTGACAAGCAGGCGGATAGGTGCTATCATAAACTTACGTAAAACGAAAGAAAGGAGGTGGTCACTATGGTATTCGTAGACGTTCCCAAGCTTCGGGGGAAGATGGCAGAGCGTGGGTATAACATTACCTCTATCTCTGAAGACATCGGAGTAAATAGGAATACTATGTCCTCTTACCTTGAAAATCCTGAAAAAATGCCCTATAGTGTTGTGGCGAAATTGGCCGACATACTTTGCGACACACGGAGTGAAGCAGCTGGAATTTTTTTTGCGGACAACTTTCGTGAAACGTAAGTCCCCGCAAGAAAATACAGAATGGGGTGTAAAACCTATGCGATACTACCTTGAGGGAGTGGTTTTTGGCGTAATCTGCATCTTGCTCATTAAACTGCTGTTAAGGAGGCGATACCCACGAACCCATTCCTTGCAGCCATCCTCGTTTGGGTCGCTGTCATAGTGGCGACCGTCATCGTAAACGGAGGTACGCCATGACCTACCAGGAAATCATCACGAGCACCAAAGATGTGCTCACGCCCGCCGACATCGCTCCGGTTCTGGGGTGCGACCCGCAGAAAATCCGGGTGCAGGCGAAGCAAATACCGGAATCCATCCCATTCCGGTTCATGTTTATCGGAAACCGTATGAAAATCCCGCGTCTTGGGTTTATCGCCTGGGCGGAGGGAAAGAAAGAGGAGGAAACACAATGAACGCACTGTTAGAGAGAAAGGCCGCACTGGCTGAGGACACTATGATTCGAGTGATCGCCCCCGCAATGAAGAAGCGCCACGCTGAGCGGCACAAGAAGGACCGCAAGGCCCGCACCAACGCCGCCCTGTCCCGTCTGGGCATCCCCCTTCGTATCGTATGAGCGGCCCCGTGTACCGCGTTTGCCGCCGTTGTGGCAACCGGTGGAATGTGTCCGCCATAGAACCAGGCGGAAAGGTGTACATCTGCCCGAAGCGTGAATGGAGGTTGCGTCATGAAGATCAACGGCGTGAAGGTGGAAACACAAGGGCATCGACCCTGGAGAGAAAGTCCCTCCCTTAGAAACCGAGGGAGGACCCGCGTGCCGCGGTCGGAACCTATGGAGAAAATCCAGCGCTGCCTCCACTGCCCAGCATTGGACTGCAAGGGCAAATGCTGCTACAAGCGGCGAGGCGTCCCGGCAGACTTCGCTGAACGGAGGGCGACGACGGAGAACAAGAAGGTTTTGGCGGAGCACTATCACGTTACGGTCAAAACCATTTACAACTGGATCAACCAGCAAAAAAGAGAAGGAGGAATCGAACCATGAGTGAGTGGTTCCCAAAGCCCATCAACTTCCCTGTGTCAGAGAAGGTGGTGCGGGCATACATCAAAGAGGAGCCGGACCCGTTTCTGGACTTCATGTTTCAGACCCATGGGTTCACCATGTCGGAGTACATTGACGAGAACCTAGAACAGTTCTGCGAGTTCATCTTGTCGGGAGGTGCCGAGGCGTGAAGACCCACTGGAAGAAAGTGGTCTCTGACCCGAACTTCATCGGGGAGGGGGACTTTCAGGAAGGGGAAGAAAAGGTCCTCACCATCGAGAAGGTCAACCAAGCGGAAACCGTCCAGACCGCCGAGGGGAAGTCCAAGAAGGCGGTGGTTCACTGGAAGGAGGCAGGGAACAAACCCATGATCCTCAACGTGGCCCGGTCCAAATCCATCGAGAAGGTGGCCGGCAGCGGTTACTTTGAGGACTGGCCTGGGGTGCAGGTACAACTCTACATCGAGCACGGCATCAAGGCGTTTGGGGATGTGGTTTCCGCCGTTCGGGTCCGCCCCTTCCGGCCCAAAGCGCAGGCACCGGTGCCGCCCTGCAAGGATTGTGGCCAGGCGATCACCCCGGCGATGGGGAAGGATGCCAGATGGGTGGCGGCCTACACCGAGAAGAAGTACGGAGTGCCCCTGTGTGCAGCCTGTGCACAAAAGCGGAAGGAAAGGGAGGGGGAGGCGTGAGTTTACCGGAAGTCACCCGGGAGAACTACTTTTCCCCGGAAATCCAGATGGCCTATATGAGCGCCTCCCAATTCAAAGCCTTCGACCGCTGCGAGGCTGCCGCGCTGGCAGAACTCCGCGGGGAATGGCCCTCCCAGGAGAGTACAGCCCTGCTGGTGGGGTCCTACGTGGACGCGGCATTCTCCCAAGAGATGGATACCTTTCGGGCGGAACACCCAGGCCTGTTTAAGCGGGACGGCACCCTGAAGTCGGAGTTTCTCCGGGCGGAGGAACTGATCCGAAGGATGGAAGGGGATCCCCTTTACACCCTTCTGATGCGTGGGGAAAAGCAGGTGATCCGAACCGGGACCATTGCGGGGGTGCCGTTCAAGATCAAGATCGACAGCCTACTGAATGCTGAAATCTGCCGGGAGATTGTCCGGCAGTTTCCGGAAACCCAAACAGCCCTAGGATTTTGTGACGGCGCCATCGTAGACCAAAAGGTAATGCGGGACACGGAGGACATCTGGGACCCAGAGACCCACTGCCGCGTTCCCTTTGCCGTCCGCTGGGGTTATGACCTTCAGGGCGCTATCTATCAGGCCATAGAGGGGCATCTGCTGCCGTTCATCTTGGCGGTGGGGACCAAGGAGAACCCGCCCGGTCTGGAGGCGCTGTATATCCCGGACGGGGACTTGGCCGCCAAATTGGCGGAGGTAGAGGACCGGGCGCCCCGGTACCAAGCCATTAAGGAGGGGCGGGAGGCCCCAAAGCGCTGCGGGAACTGTCCTTACTGCCGGGCAACCCGCGTCCTCCACACGATTTTGGATTATAGAGAGGTTGGGACATGGTAAACAAAGCGATTATACACGGCCGCCTGGTAGCGGACCCGGAGACCAGAACCACAAGCAGCGGGACAAGCGTTTGCAGCTTCCGGGTGGCGTGGTCCAGGAAGTACAAGGAACAGGAGGTCAAACTCTTTCTGCCCTGCACCGCCTGGGGGAACACCGCGGAGATAGTACAGAACCACTTTTCCAAAGGAAAAGAAATTGTCCTGGAAGGAGAACTTCGGACCAATGCCTGGCAGGACCAGAACGGAAACAGCCGGAGCAACACGGAGCTGTCCGTGGATCGGGTGCACTTTGTCGGGCCGAAGGAGGCCGCCCCAGAGGGCTCCCCAGAACCGCCCCCGCTGGAACCGATGACAGGAGAGGGCGATGAAGACCTCCCGTTCTGACCTGGCCGCCCAAATCAAGGCCCAGGTCACCACAGAGGCAGCAGCCAGATTCTATGGGTACCCGCCGGCGCGGAACGGATTCCTACGCTGCCCATTCCATCAGGGGGATCGAACCCCCTCCCTGAAACTCTTTCCTGACGGCGGATGGCATTGCTTCGGCTGCGGGAAGGGGGGCTCCGCCATCGATTTTGTGATGGAACTCTTCGGAATCACCTTCCCGCAGGCCTGCCTTCGCCTCAACGCGGACTTTCACCTGGTGTTGACCTCGGATACCCCAGACCGAAAAGCCCTTTCAGAGGCCCGTAAAAAGGCCCAGGAGGCAGAGGAACGTCTGGCCCGGGAAGAAGAGGAGGAGTTGGCGCTCCTCCAGGAACACCGGTACTGGTGGGCTGTGAAGCTGGCCTTCGCGCCGGAGCCGGGGGACGGGGACTACATTCACCCCCTCTATGAGACGGCGGTGAAGGAGCTTCCGTGGCTGGCGTACCTGCTGGACTGCATGGCGGATCGGAGGTGGTCACGATGGAAGAATTGAGTTATTCCCTGGAGGACTTCGTGGCGGGGGTTGCCCCCTACGAATATGTGTACAGCTTCCGGAAGAACCCCTTTGAACATGAACGGGTTCTGGCGGTGATGGCTGACTACGCCAAGCGGCAGGGGTTTGTCGGGTTCAAAACCATGTATAAGCGGTACTGCGAGACGGTTTCCCTGCCAGACGGACGGATGCTGGCCGGCAACGTGACCATGTTTACCGGCCAGCCCATGGAGCTGGATGCCGGCGAGTGGGAGGCAGATGACACCGGCGTGTTGAAGTCCTCCAGCTTGGCCACCCTGGTGGCTTGTCCCCATCCGGTAATGCCGGTGGAGCGGTTGGTTAACATCGACACCGGGGTGGAAAAGCTCCGCTTGGCCTTCCGGAAGGGGAAGTCTTGGCGGGAGATCATCGTGGACAAATCGACGCTGGCCTCCGCGCAGAAGGTCACCTCATTGGCAGACCGGGGTGTCTCTGTCACCAGCGAGACGGCAAAGGCCTTCGTCCAGTACATCTCTGATCTTGAGAATTTGAACTATGAGCGCATCCCAGAGCGGAAGAGCATTGGTCGGCTGGGATACATTCCAGGGGAGGGCTTTTCCCCCTATGTGGATGGTCTGATTTTTGACGGGGATGCAGCCTTCCAAAATCTCTTCGCCTGCGTCCATCCTGCCGGAACATGGGAGGCGTGGGTGGACGTAGCCAGAGACTGCCGGGCGATGTCTACCACGGCCAGGATCGTACTGGCGGCCTCCTTCGCGTCTCCGCTGCTGGAGGTCCTGGGGGCGCTGCCCTTCTTCGTCCACCTGTGGGGCGTGGATTCCGGCACCGGCAAGACGGTGGCGCTGATGTTGGCGGCCTCCGTGTGGGCAGACCCCGCCATGGGGGCGTACATCAAAACTTTTGACGCCACCGTGGTGGGACACGAAAAGACGGCGGCGTTCCTCAATCATCTGCCCCTCTGTTTGGATGAGTTGCAGTTGGCCAAAGACGGGCGAGGACGTACGCAGTTCGATGTGTACAAGCTGGCCCAGGGGGTGGGCCGCACCCGGGGGAACAAGGCCGGCGGCATTGATCTGACCCCGACCTGGCGGAACTGTATCCTCACCACCGGAGAGAGCCCGCTTACCTCCACCAGTGCCGGCGCTGGGGCAGTGAACCGGGTGATTGACATCGAGTGCAAGGCAGACCATGCGGTGATTACAGACGGCATGCGGGTGGCCAATACCCTGAAGCAAAACTATGGCTTTGCCGGTCGCCGGTTCGTAGAACTGCTTTACGGCATAGACGGTGCGCTGGACACGGTCCGCCAGGAATACAACGCCCTGTTTAAGGACCTCTCCCGGCGGGACACCACCGAGAAGCAGGCGATGGCTGCCGCTGCCATCTTGGTGGCGGACAAGCTGGCGACCGGTTGGCTGTTCCAGGATGACAGGGAGCTTACCACGGAGGACATGGCGGAGTTTCTAGCCTCGAAGGCCACCGTTTCCGCTGGGGAGCGGGGGTACCAGTTTCTGTGCGATTGGGTGGCACAAAACGGCCTGCGATTTGCCGCCTCCACGGCGGAGAGCGCCGGACGGGATATATACGGCACCATCGAGGCCGGAGAAGCGTACATCATTCGAAAGGTATTCCACGACGCCGTTTCAGACGCCGGCTTTTCCCCAAGGGCAGTGCTGAGTTGGCTGAAACAGAACGGAAAAATTCGGACCCGGGGCAAAAACATGACCCGAGGCAAGCGGATCAACGGCATCCTGTCGGAATGCGTTTGCCTGATCTTGCCAGAAGAAGAGGGAGCAGAAGGGGACGAAATTCTGTGAAAAGTCCCACGATGCGGGGGATTTTGGGGCATTTTCCCACATCGGTCCCACAGCGCAAACCGTTGGTACATAAGGGTTTGCGGTCCAGTGTGGGACTGTGGGGCTGTTTTGGACATACACACACCCCCTATAGAAATGGGTGTGTACACGTACACATTTTTCCTATATAGGAAAACGTGAAATCGGTCCCACAGTCCCACAAAACCTGTAAACCGTTGGGGCTCAAGGGTTTGCGCGTGGGACCTCCAGTCCCACACGGTCCCACGGGTCCCACACCTATGCACCTTGAAAAGTTTATATTTGGACTGACGAAAAAGGGTTGACAATTGCGCGCGCATATGTTATTTTATTATGCGAGGGCAAAAGTGAGGTGAGAACATGTCCCCGAAAACAGGACGCCCTCCGAAATCTGGTGAGAGCCGTAAAGTGAGTTTGAATATCAGACTTACAGAGGCGGAAGCGGAAGCAATAAAAAAATGCGCTGACATGCTAGGTACGAGCAGAACAGACGCCATCATGCAGGGCATTTATCGGATTTTGGGCGAAAAATAAGACAACCGGGACACCTCGCAAACAAGCCCCGATTGCCTTATGCGCCTCGCCAAAAGGCTTGGTAAATCTCATTCTACCACGCTTTCTGGTGAAATTCAACTAGGAGGCATTGCCATGACAGCAAAAGACGCTGTATTTGAGATCGACCAAAAGAATTATGAGTTGAAGTGCGCCACAAACTCCGTTCTTGCGGTGCACACTGCGATGCAAAGCGAATGGACCACACCGGACTCTTTTGTTGATGCGTTGTTTAGCGTGATTCTCTCTCTGGAGGCGGTGCAAAAGGGGATTGATCAGGTGATAAAGCAGTGTTTAGAAGATGCAAGAAAGGTGGAATGCGAATGATGGAACTTCAAATTTTTAACCACCAGGACTTTGGACAGATCCGGGTGGTGGAACAGGACGGGGAGCCCTTGGTTTGTGGCGGCGGATGTGTGTAGGGCGTTGGAACTTGATGATACGGGAAGGGCTACGGCGCGCCTAGATGAAGATGAGCTGACCCGAATTAAAATCGTGTCAGGTGGACAAAACCGAGAAATGCTTGCCGCCAACGAACCAGGTCTCTACTCCCTAGTGCTGGGCAGCCGGAAACCAGAGGCGAAGGCGTTCAAACGCTGGATTACCCATGAGGTGCTTCCGTCTATCCGAAAGACCGGCGGATATCACCTTGTCGAGGTGCTTCCTGCGGTAAAACAGCGTAGCCTCACAACGGATGACTATCTGAAAGCCGCAACCATCGTGGGCAGCTGTCGCAATGAGAGGATGCCCTACGTTCTGGGCCTCCTGAAGCAAGCCGGATTCTCCATCCCAGAAGTTCAGCGAAGCAGAGAACAGCTTCAAACTGAACTTATGGAGGTTTTGGACCGCGCTTTCAGCAATGGATTTACCAGCCGGCAGATCAGCGCTATGGTGGGAATTGACTACGGCACCATTTGCCAGTACCGGCGCGGAATTCACAAGCCAGGCAGAAAGCGAGCCGAGTACATCATACAGGTCGTTCGGAACGCTATGGAGGATACAACCGAATAACACAAAATCGTCAGTCTGAATATGGACTGACGATTTTTTATTGAGGAGGACACAAACATGGAAAAGAACGGGTATCACATCCCGCCGTACCGCTTGATGAAGATCTCCGAGCACGCAGCGAAGAAGCCGGCGGTAAACTTCACCCGGCAGGAGGCAGACATCATCCTGGATATCGTTCGAGACACGTTGGACAAACGAACGGAAGGAGATGAATCTTCCCCATGGAGTTAAGGCCGTATCAGAAGGAGGCCATCTCCGCCATCAGCGCGCAGCCCCCAGGACGGTATTTGGTGCAGATGGCTACCGGATTGGGCAAAACCGTCACCTTTGCCAACCTACCCCGGCAAGGTCGGGTGCTGCTCCTTTCCCACCGAGAGGAACTTGTGGAGCAGCCCAGGAAGTATTACGCCTGCTCCTTTGGGGTGGAGCGTGCCGCTAGCCGGAGCCACGGGGAGGAGGTGGTCTCCGCCAGCGTGCAGACGTTGGTGCGGCGCCTGGATCGGTTCGCCCCGGACGAGTTTGACGTGGTGATTGTAGACGAGGCCCACCACGCCGCTGCACGGACCTACCGAAAAATCCTCTCTCATTTCCGCCCCCGCCTGACGCTTGGATTTACCGCCACGCCGAACCGAGGGGATAAGGTACGGCTGGACGATGTGTTTTCGAGGATCATCTTCTCTCGAGATCTGCGGTGGGGGATCCAAAACGGCTACCTCTGTGACATCCTGTGCAAACGGGTGAACATCGGGTACGACCTCTCCGCCGTCCATACCCGTTTGGGGGACTACGCCCCCGGTGAGTTGGCCGAGGCGATGGAGGGCACCGCCGACGCCGTCGCCCAGGCTTACCGGGAGGAAGCGGAAGGGGCGACCCTGATCTTCGCGGTGAATGTGGCCCAGGCAGAGGAGATCGCGGCGAGGATCCCTGGCGCCGTCGTTGTCACCGGAGAGACCAAGGACCGGGCTGGGATCATCCGACAGTTTACGGACGGGGAGATTCCCTGCTTGGTCAACTGCATGGTGTTCACGGAGGGGACGGACATTCCTCGCGTGGAAACGGTGATCCTGGCAAGGCCCACCCAGTCTGACGCGCTCTACACCCAAATGGTAGGAAGAGGACTCCGGTTGTATCCCGGCAAAGAGCGGCTCATCCTGATCGACTGCGTGGGGACCACCGGGAAGGCCTCCCTGTGTACGGCGCCCTCTCTGCTGGGGATCAATCTGGATGACGTTCCAGAGAGACGCCGGCAGGATGTCCAGGGAATGCTCTTCGACCTCCCGGTCAGGGCGGCTGCTGCATCGGATTGCCCGGAAAGCTGGATCAAAAACGTGGAGATCGTCAATCTGTGGGCAGAGGAACAGAAGTACCAACTCCACGATGTGAACTGGTTTCGGATGCCGGACGGATCCCTGGTGTGCTCCCTGCCGGAGCGGCGGAAGATTACCATCCCCTGCCCGGATGCGCTGGGACAGGTAAATGGCGTGCCCATGCAGGAACGGCTAGACGAGGCATACCGATATCTGCAAGAGGAGTGCCAAGATTCCCGGTATCTCTGGGACAGGAATGTGGTGGACCGCTGGGGGAAGCAGCCGGCCAGCGAGAATCAGTTGAACATCATCCGGCGGCGGTGCCGCGGGTTTGATCCCAGCGGCCTCACCAAGGGGCAGGCCAGTCAAATTCTGAACCGTTTGTTCCACGGGGGAAGGAGTGCATGACGTGACAGAGTATCAGCATCAATCCGCAGTATTCCGGTGGTCCCGGCAGCCGAAGGTCCGCGCGCTGTATCCGGAGCTCGCCCTGCTGTTCCATATCAAAAACGAGACCCAAGGCGGCGCCACTCAAGTGGCTATCGACCGCGCCGGCGGCGTGAAGAAGGGCGTGCCGGACCTCTGCCTGCCAGTGCCTCGAGGGAACTACCACGCCCTGTACATCGAGCTCAAAACAGAGCGGGGCCGCACAAGTCAGGCCCAAGAGTGGTGGATCAAGAAGCTGGGAGAGGCGGGCAATTTCGCCTGCGTCTGCCGCGGCTGGGAGGCAGCGGTGCAGGTTTTGGGGTGGTACCTAGACCTGGGAGAGTACCGATGAAAACAGGGGGAGAGAGGTTTTCCTTTCCCTGGGAGCGGGACGCCATGCGAGGGGATGCCATGCCAGAGGGGCTTCCACTCTACGACCAAGCAGCCTACCAGGCCATGCGGTATCTATATGCCCTCTATCGCCGGGGCGAGATCCCTCGAGAGGATGCCGCGGCAGAGAAGGGAAGGATCCGGGGAGAGTACGAGATAAGAAAAAAGCAGTTCCAGGCAGTCCGGGAAGGGCAGACGGAACGGGCACAGTTTTGGAAGACGATCGAGGCCGCCGCCAACCGCTTCGGCAGGGAACGGACTCTAGAGAACGCAGAGGCGTTCCTGGAAGCGGTGTATCAAGCGGGACTGAGAAATAGGAGGAATCCATGATTTTAACCGGAAATGAAATTAAGCTCCAGCATGAGGCTGGAAACATTGTGATCGAGCCGTGGAACGAGAAGCGGCTGAACCCCAACAGCTACAACGTCTCCCTGGCCCCGGAGTTGATGGTCTATACCGAGGCTTGCTTGGATCCCCGGCAGGACAACCGCACCCGCACCGTCATCATTCCTGAGGAGGGCCTGGTGCTCACCCCAGGGAAGCTCTACCTCGGTCGCACCAACGAGTGGACAGAGACCTATGGACTGGTTCCCAAACTAGAGGGCCGTTCCTCCATTGGCCGCCTGGGGTTGTTCATCCACGTTACTGCCGGGTATGGTGATGTGGGATTCAAAGGGTTCTGGACCCTGGAAATCGTCGCAGTTGAGCCGGTCCGCATCTACCCCGACATGGAGATAGGGCAACTGTCCTATCATCCGGTGTGCGGGGAAATCACTGATACATACCGTGGCAAATACCAGGGGAGCAGGGAGATTGTGTCCAGCCGGATGTACAGAGAGATGGAGGGAAGGAAATGACCAGAAAGGGAATACTGGACGCCGCAGAGGCGTGTGTTTGCGGACAGAGAGAGCAGGACTATGGCAGCCCAGAGGACAATTTCCGCACCATTGCTGAGCTGTGGAGGCAATACATACAGACTCGTTGCGTTGGCCCTGGCGTTTTGGTAAACCTTGTCCCTGACGATGTGGCCGCCATGATGATCCTGCTCAAAGTGGGGCGGATTGCTGGCGGTTCCTTGTCTCAGGACAACTGGGTAGATATCGCCGGTTACGCCGCCTGTGGCGGGGAGATCGCAACGAAAGGGGCAGCGGAATGAGCATCACCAAAGAACAGGCTGCAACATGGTTTGAGACCATACACCCTCCCGGCCCAGCCGCTCGGGAGATGTACCGGATGGCGGCGGAGGCGTTGAGAGCGCAGTCAGTGGTTGAACGGAGCTTGTCTCCGAGGGAATCATTGCTCGGAGGAGATGGAGACGCTGGAGGGGATAGAATGACCTTATACGACATTTTTCGTGTTACAAGATACTGGCAGAAGTTTTGTTGCTACGTAACAAATGTCTATGACCAAAATGTCCCCATAGGATTTGGAACACGCAGGGAACTCCTTGACGAAGAACAAAACGACAAACTCTTTGATTACCTGATGTGTGATGTAGACAGTATCTCTATCACAAAAGATAAATCGTTGTTAATCCGGGTGAGGGACGAACACTACAACCATCCACTGGAAGAACAGTACGAATGTACAGGAGCCTGGAAAGTATCAGACCCAGTAACTCGTCCCTTCAAGTTCAGTGGAGAAATGGAGGATTTTGAGTATTATGGCTAATCGTGGTGATGTAATCAGCGTTGATAAGCTGTGGGATATTTTTGACCGGGAACGGGAAAAGGCGTGGGATGGTGTGGACGCGCCTATTGGTTCGCCGGAATGGGAAGCTGCTGCCGGGAAAATCGACACCATCAACAATATTTGCGAAGCAGTGCATGGCATGAACACTGAATCCCGTTCCAGCGCAGACAAGGGGGAAAAGCCCGTCTGGAAGGTAAAACAAAGCGTAGTGCATACAGATTATGTGGACGGTTCGGCGGACACAAGAACTATTAAACGTGCGTCCTGGTGCTGTCCTGTCTGTGACTGGTTCGTAGGTGAACAAGTGGAAGTGTATGGAAGAAAGCACAACCAGCAGAAAAAGAATTTCTGCGACAGATGCGGGCAGATGATTGATTGGGAGGGTGTGGAGCATGACGCTTGAAGAAGCGGCCAATATCCTGGATAGGCGCACGACCATACTAGGAGATGGCTATACCTATGAGCAAATCAATGGAGCCATTGGCCTTGCCATCGCCGCCCTCCGCACCCCCACCAGGGAGCAGGTGGAGAAGGTGTGGAGGGGTGAATGGATGGCCCTTGACGAATGCTCGAATGAGGGAGTTTACTGCAAGCGGTGCAAGAAAAAAGTGTACCGAATTGAGTACGCAAACGAGAAAATGAGGTCTCCATTCTGCCCTGCCTGTGGAGCCGCCCAGACGGACGAGGCTGTGGAGACGGTGATGGAGAGATTGGAGGCACTGAAAGATGGTTATTGAAACATGCCCTAAATGTGGCACTGTACTAATGAATACTGTAATTTGCACAAACCCGCCAATTCCTTGCAAAGATTGTCCATCCTGTGGATGGCATTGGGAAAGAAAACCAGAACCAATTGAATATAGACCGTTTGGAGGGAATGGATTGGAGGTGCAGAAAGATGGCGAGACAGATTGACCTAGACCACCTTGTGAAATATCCGCTCAGACGTGGAAGCGAGCATTGTGATGAGAAAAACGCTGACCCTCGTTTCCTAAACGGTGTGGAATCCATCTTAGAGTGGGCGCAGACATTGCCCACCCTCGCCCCGCCAGAGATAGTGTATTGCCAGGATTGCGTATACCATGAAGATGGATATGCACATTGGTGCAATAAGTGGGAGCACACATGCCCCGATGATTCGGAATTTTTCTGTAAATACGGGAGGACGAAAAATGACAGTACGACCGATTGACGCCGTGCAGGTGCTAAATGACATCAACTGGCACCACAAACCAACGCCAGTGAGTGAATTCGAATCCGGGTTTAACCAAGGGCTCAATCAGGCCATGTGAATAATAACTCATGCCCCCACCCTCACCCCGCCGAACGAGTGGGTGAGCGTATATGACCGGCTGCGGGAGCTGGTGCAGGCGGATCGAGAGGGACGGTGCGTGGTGATACACCCTAATTCGGTAACTGACGATGATTACAAAATTATCTGCGGGAAGATCAATGCAGAAGATATTCATCTTAGGAAAATGAGGAACGTCCATGAAAAACACAAATGAACCTGAACAATGGCGCCCGATCCCTGGGACGGCTGGGATGTACGAGTTGTCCGATCTCGGGAGGATCCGAAGCTATCATTCGTGGCGGGGGAGAAAAACTCCATTCGTCGTGAAAACGTTTTGGAATTCCGGGGCGGGATACATGATGGTGGCCATCCACCTACAAGGGACAGTCAAAAATATGTCTATAAAAACGCTTATGCGGGATATCTGGATGGACGGAAAGAGAGATGGGTATAGTGTAGGCGTGATCGATGGAGATCCAAAGAACCTGGCTCTTTCCAATCTGATGTACGCACCCGGAAACAGGAAGCCGTGCGCTATGGTCGGAAGGGACGGGAAGAGAAAGGCGTATCCATCCATAATCGCAGCCGCCGCAGACAACTACATGACACCATCCGGCGTGAGCCGTAGGATCCAAACGGGGAAAGAAGTCGATGGAGTAACTTTTTTCTTGATTTAAGCATTGGGCACAAAGACACTTTCCATAATTTCATAGATTTCAGAAGATTGTATGGTATAATAAAAAAAGAAGTGGGTTTTCGCTTCGTCGCCCGGCACCGAGGCGGCATGAATATCGGGCCCTCCTTCTTTTCCCGGCGCGCGGGCAAAGCCGGTCACAAACCCGCAGCATGGCCCGAGGATTTAGGGCCATATACGGTTCCCTATCTCAAGCGGAAGAGATCCCGGCTCATAACCGGACAGGTCCTGGTTCGAGGCCAGGGGGAACCACCAGACTTATAGGAGGAATTACTATGATAAATAATCCTGTTGTGAGTGCAACTGGGGGGATGGTGACAATCACCATTTCAGGCAATTTTATAACCGCATGGGACAATGATGGGAACGCGCATACTAGCGGCCAATTTCAGGTTATGAAAGATGTTTTGGTTGCAGCTGTAAGAAGGATGGGATTTGTTAATCCGTCTGGAGATTATGACGAAATTGCTAGTTACGGTGAAATGGGGCCAATTATATTTGTTCCGCACGGCGACATTGTTTTAGAAGGGTGATGAACCCCACACACATCTCCTACAAGGAGACACCGAGATGCACAGCATTGCAGAGATACCATGGCTGATAGCCGAGGGAGATGAGGATACCTTCTACTCCTGGCCGGAGTGGAGGCGGCTGAAAGCTGAAGTGCTCAAGCTCGATCATTTCGAATGTCGAGAGTGCAGGAAGAAAGGTAGATATACTAAAGGGTATATCGTCCACCACATAAACCACCTCAAGGACAGGCCTGACCTTGCGTTGAGTGTATTCGATGAGAACGGAAAGAGGAACCTCGAATGCGTTTGCAAAAAATGTCACGAGGATTTGCATCCGGAATCGCAGAAAAAAATTCCCGCACGAAAAGTTTGGCTGACGGAAGAGCGGTGGGACTGAAAAAAAATTTTTGTACCCCCCCTCGAAAAAAACGAGTCGAGGTTGAAAACGGCCGG